ATGGCTTAATTACAGCCCGGCATCTTCATCATAAATGCTCACGATTTCACCCTCGGTGTCTTCCACTGTTTTATCATCACGACCATAGGCCGCATTATGGGTGTATTCTTCAAACGCTATTTTCAATAATGTCTGTACATCATTGTCTGGCACATGATCTACAATACTCTCATCGACATACTGACCAAGCAGGTATAAATTATCCTGATTGTAATACTGCTTTAGCAGACGTTTAACTGTCCACCAGTAAATACCAAAGCGTTTATAATGCGCGGGCTGCGTTTGCAATATTTGCAGCACATTGCGCATGGCGTTTTCTATATTAATTTCACTCATCTATTCTATACGGCTCTATGCCGCCTCTCCTTTAATTTTTGTAGCCAGATCCGTTAAACCGGACGCATGCGCTAACCCCTGCAAAACATCCTGCACATTATCTGAACGAAGATTTGTAGTCTGCGCATAATGCGCCACGCTAAACACCTCCTTACTCATACCTTTCTCGGGTAGCACCGCATGAAGTGGCTTTTTAAGCGCTTTATCCTGAATCGCTCTTTTCCATAATGCTTTAAGTGCTGGTTCACTCCACTTCACTATACCGTTGCTCTTTATTTTTAAGGCGGGCAATGAAGCCGCCAAAGCCTCACCAAAACCAGCCGCCTGCTTCATCTGGTGCGCCACCTGCGATGTTAGCATTTTTTCTGCATCTGCCTTAAATTGCGCATCAAATAAATGCTCACCGATACGTGTCCATGGATTGCCCGTGTCTGTTCCATATTCCCAGTCTGGGTAAGCCTCCTGTACGCCTGATGGTGTTCCCTGGCCATAACTGTTTCTACGTGAATTATTTACGTATCGTGTTTTGATCTTTTTTGTCTTTTCCATATCAACCCACGCACGTAATGCTTTTTGTCGATTCTCCTTTGTGGGCAACATCAAATCATGTGCATCCAGTTGCCTGCGCCCATCATAAGATTGAAAGGCCATCGCCTGCCCCTCTCCATCCAGCAAAGCATAAGGCCCCTGATGGTTATCTGTATACGCCATCACCTGTCGCTTTAAATGTGTTTGTAACTCTTTATTAAACAACGTTTGCGTCTCGGAACTGACCCGCTTTAAATCAGCCGCTGACTTTATATCTGCCGGTATCCCTGCATCTGCAAACACCGCGCTGATAGTCATCCGCTGGGCCAGTGCTTTCACATCCTCTTTTTGTATACTCTCCGGCAATGCGCCCTGTAATGCATCCACTATCCCCGTATACATACTGGCCCGTGCCTGTTTCGTCTTCCACCATTCATGCGTCTCACGTCCTCGGGTAATGGCAGATTCTGTTGCCTTTGAGGCCTGACTGGACACCTCAGCGCCTTTTATTCCACTGAACGCACTACCTATAATCTTATTAATCTCTTTTTTACGGCTACTTTCAGCAATATGCCTTTGTTCCTGTACAGGGGTGTAACCCGCAAAAGGAGATATGCCTTTGTGCATTTTACCCAGATCAAAGCGCGTCGACATTGTTTCAGGCTGGCCATAAGGTCTCGCTTCTACTGTTTTTTTGTTCACCCCTGTCACCACCCATTTTGTTTTATCCGTCTCAGAATAATAAATCGGTGTATTTTTACCAGCATCCATTTCAAAAGCAACGCCTTTATAATATGCCACCCCCGTCTCTGACTGAATAACCGCAGGCGCTGTGGTATCCAGTGCGTCTTTAGCGGTAAAAAAACTATCGGCTTTAAGCTGGCTGCGCAATTGTGTCACCCGCGCCGATAACCGTTGCCCGCTCTGCGTGGTTTTGTTTTTAAGCTTTTGTAATGACCGCTTAACCTGTTGAAACTTTTCAAAGCGTTCCGCCGCTACCTTGCGCTTAACCACCCCTGCGCGCTCCGTTGCCGCCTGTTTACTGGTTTCATACTGAACACGGGCCTCATCCGGGTTCGCTGAGAGCATAATCAGCATTTCATCTCGGCCAAACTGTCCTTCCCGCGCCTGATTATCAATGCGATCCCCACCGTTCCAGATCAAATCCTGCCAGTCTTTTTTTGCCGCTATGGTCTGATAGCGATAACCATCAAATGAGCCTTTCGCCAGATACGTGTGGATGCGGATAGATTCGTTTTTATTGCCCTGACGCAGCCCCCGTCCATTGCGCTGTTGCATTGAGGCGGGCTCCCAGGGTAAATCCAGATGATGTATATCACTGGTTTTTTTCTGCAAATTAATCCCCTCGCCCATGGTCGCCGTATTACCGATAACGACCTTTATTTTACCTTCATTGAATTGTTTTGAGATGCGCTGGCGCTGGGTAGAGGTTTTGGCCACCTGTGCATTCACAATGGCGATTTCTGACTCTTTCACGCCCTGCTTAATCAGCGCCTGCTTTAACTTCTCATGCACAGAGATATGATCGGAGAAAACAATCTGCCCACCTTCTTTCATACCTTCAATAACCTGAGCAGTTGCCGTGTCTATTTTGGGAGATCGTGCGCCTTTGTGCGCCTCACCTAACAGTTCAAGATCAATAGAGGCTTTGCCCATTTTATCCATAATGGAGAATATATGGGCATTGCCTTCAGCATCACCCCTGTCATCTGCTGCCAGTGCCCGCAACTCCTCATACACCGCTTCCTGTTCATCACTCATATCAATCAGATGCTGGTGGTCGTTGCGCTCGGGCAGTTTTAAACCCACATCTTCTGCTGTTTTACGATCTATATAACGGCGCATAATATCACGCAACTCATCCATATTCTTAAACCCACTGGTCACCAGGGCTTCTGCTATATCACCACTGGTGGTCAGGATGTTTTCGGTATTAAATTCACAGAAACGGTCCAGAAATTCTTCGCTGTTTTTAATCCCTATGGCATCAAAGGCTTCCGGTGCGATATGGGATAACATTGAATAAATTTCCAATGGGCTGTTTTTAGTCGGCGTGGCGGTAAGCCCAAACACCCCTTTACCCCCGTTGTTTTCACGAATCCAGCGACTTTTAAAATAGGTATCCTGTGCGCGATTTGATAAACCACCACCGCCCAGGAATTTAGGCGACTCACCAAAACGAGTACGCACGGCATACAGGTTTTTATACGCATGGGCCTCATCCAGTATCACCATATCAACACCCAGATCATCAAAATAGATGGCATTGGTACGCTTATTAAATTCTCGCCCGGCTAATGCCTGCTCATAGGATTCACGTATTTTGCGTATTCGTTTATCGCCAGCATTACCAAGTGCATCCCCCCGTTGCACCCAGAAACCTGAATTCGCATACTCACCTTTTGTAATAGGGTTTAAGTCCAGATCATTCCACGCCGGTTGAGACATCAGCACAAAGTCATAATTATTCTGTGCCAGCTCATGCAACTTTCGGTCTCGCTCAGCCTTATTATCTGATTTTGATTTTAATTTACCGTTTTTATCTTTTGTAACCGTCTCGCCGATAGTCAGTACCTTAGACCCCGGAAACCAGAACTCGGCTTCATCCATCCAGTTAGCCAATACCGATTTGGGCACCACGATCATTGGCTTTTTCGCCTGACCTCCGGCTTTGGCTAACTGTGAGAGCATTAGCGCACGCCCCGTTTTGCCCAGACCCACATCCGCCGCGATAATGCCTTTACCCTGATCCAGCGCCCAGCGTAAGCCTTCAAAGTGATAGGCATTCACATCCAACGCGGGGTTTAGTCCAGGCACTTCCATCGGTAAATCTGAATAGGTCTTTTCTCGATACCCTCGGAATTTACGGTTATACACATCTTCCATGTCCTCCCGATACTCAGATGAAGTAAGCCACTGTTTAAAACCTTCATTCCAGCCATTAATCATTGGCATATCATCTCGGCGAACACCGGCACGATTCAGATATTTTTCGAGCAAGTCAGAATGAAACAACCCGCCTGACACGGTATAAAGACCCGATTCGAAATGTATTTTCATTTCATCAGGTGACCACGCCCTCTTCGGGTTATCTTTTTTCCATTGATTGGCCTTTTCATTAAAAAAAGCTTCGATCATCGCCAGCGGTATCCAGCCCGAATTCAACATAATCTCAACATCATCCAGTAATTTTGGATCAATGGCTTTGATCAGTGCTTTTTCCTGTTGCTCATATTGCCCACGAATTTCATCCGATAAGGCACTGTCTTTTAGCTTTTCAACCAGCACATCATATTTAGACCATAACTCGCCCGACAGATAATCATCCATGCTCTGCCAGTGAAGCCCATCATCATTGAGTGCGTAGTGCTGTGAAGCAAACAGGTAATCCAGTGCGGCATCACCATCCCCCTTTGCCCAGTGTTGCGCAACTTCATCGGGAGAAAAGGAATCGGCACTGGCTAACAGGTTCGCCGCCACTGCATCAAAGCTGCCTTCCAGTGTGCGCTGCTTTCCTGTAACTAAATCCGAATAGCTGCCGTCATTATTCACCGCTGCAATGAGTCGCCACAGAGCAGGTTCACGTTTTGCCGCCAGTATCAGGGCTTTATCGTTTGCCGGTATCCCGTGTTTGGCAATGTAACTATCCAGATCTTTAATGAGCTGCTTACGCGCCTTTTCGGCATTTTTTTCACCTTCAGTGGCTTCATTTTCAACTAACGAAGCAATATTCTGCGCAATGTCTCGTGCCTGAGAGATAGATTCAGGTTCTTCGTCTGTATCGGCTCTATGCCATCTGGGTGGCTCTCCCTGCAATACATAAGTGACACCATCAACTACTTTACTGTCACCCACTTGCGCCACTTCATAGGGGGATTTAAGGGCTGCAGAGATCGCTCTATTTTTTGCTATTTCATCCTCACCCAGTGCATTTAAAATATCCGGCATTGAGGGTGAAGGTTCAGGCTGTTCAGGCACCCAGTTAGAAAGCGATTGTGCAACACCCCGCATTGAGCCGGTCACGGTAAAGTCATTTCCCATGCCTGCTTTTGAGCGCCAGCCCGCTTCAGGGCGACCATAGACCTGCGCTTTTCCCCTGCCTGAAAAATACTGCCCGGACAAAAAAGCTTCATCCCACAGATTCAAATCCTTTAAAACTGACCGGTTAACCGTGCCTAATGCCTGCCCTACGTCAGTGGGGCGTTTACGAAAAATCACTATATCCGTTGTGACCCCGGTATGAGAATGTTCAAATGCACTGTTAGGCATGCGGTGTGCGCCAATGAATTCAGCCTTGCGCAATACCCGCTCTCGAAAAGCACGGGTGCTTTTATTATCCATAATGCCCGTGGGTACAATCAGCATCACAATGCCACCATCCCGCGTTTTATCAATAGCGGTATCTACGAAATACTGCTCAGCGGTTTTAAGACTGCTTTTATCCTCTTTTATAAAAGCCCCCCGCAGGCCAAACGGTACATTGCCCACGACTGCATCAAACTGCCTCGGATCCGTGGTAGCAAACTGCTCCAGTGATCCCTCAATAATGCTGTGCTGTTCACCGTGCAATGCACTGGCAATGCGTGCGCTGGTACTGTCCAGCTCAACCCCCGTCAGTTTAATTTCATCAGGCGCGGTGTGCATAAACACGCCGGTGCCTGCAGACGGCTCAAGTACTTCTCCCTGGTCGATGCCGAGTTTGTTTAATATATCCCACATCGCCAGACTAACATCTGGGCGGGTGTAGAACTCATTGAGCGAGTCGCCCACCCCACCCTGGCCACTGTATTGCCTTAAAACGCTTTTCTGTTTTTCGGTATACGCGCCTTTTGCTGTATTTAGTAACTCAATAGCAGCAGTATTTAAACGCCGACGCTGCGTTTTACTCACACCGGCACTCACACCAAAAGCTAAAGGATCAGTTGTGGCTTTGCTGCGTTTTGATACACCCTTTTTACTGGTTGGTGCTATTTTTTCAGTGTTTTTTTCGGGTTTGTAAGCGGGTTTATCCTGTGTATCTGAAAATAGATCCCGAATAGCCGCATCTTCACGCTTTTTACGTCTGTGTTTTTTGGCTTGTGGCAGTTTTTTTTTACGATTGGCTGTATGCGGTTTTACATACACGCCATCTGTGCGGACATGCCCCTGTATATCAACAGGCGTATCGAACAATCCCAGTTGCTGGGCTAAAGCTTTAAGAAAAATAAGTAATTGCATAAATGAATCATGCAATCACGATCAACTTCCGTCAGGACACAGCGATTCAGTTACCGCAAACATCAGGCATGTGCTCGGCTTTCTTTTTCTAATTCACTTTCAAGCCATTGCACAAAGTCATCACTCACGCCCACTGAATCAGTATCAACTGTCACCCAGCTTCCACGGCAATTAGGGTGCTGTGCGCCTGCGGCAGGCCACCACATTTCTGCAGGGCTTCGCTCAACCAGCTCACCGCCCTGTCGTTTACGCGGGCTGGAAGCGCGGTATTGATTCGTTTTACCCACCCAGACTTCAGTTTCACCGTTTTTGTTTTTCTTTGATGCATTAACCACCGTGAAGACCATGCCATTAATCTTTCGGCAAAAGTCACAGGCCCCTTCATAAACTTCAACACGGCGCGCCCGCGTACCTTCTTCGAGTCCCGCAATAAAACCTTCATTCGCATTGCGCACGGTTTCAGTCAGGGCAATGCGCCGCCAGTCCCGGTTCAAGGTGCCAAATTCATCCAGCAATTGACTCTGCAAATGCCAGACCGTGGCCTGTGGGTCATGTGCAATATTGAGATATTCATGCTCAAGAATAACCTGTTTAATACGATGGCGTGTACGATCCCCCAGACCACTGATAAGCTCTGTTGCTCGCGCATGGGCAAATTCAATTACCGCATTTTCACGGGCATTCAGGGTAAAGCTGATTTCCTTGATTCTATGAGGCAGTGATAAAACCAGATTTTCAATCAGCTCATTTTTATATTTTTTTTTATCGGTCGTATCTATATTGGCCTGTAATTTCCCCGCCAGACTTGAGCGCACAGCCAGATATTCCGATTCTTTTTGTATAACATCTGTCGGTAAATACGTCTGTATGAGCCAGTCCACTAATAACATCCAGTCATCAATGGTATAGTTATCTGAGGATTTACTTTCCAGCTGTTTTTTTACGCTATTGAGTTGTTTCTGATTCCAACGATCCCAGTTATTCGCCTTTAATAACGCATCCCCACTACTTTTCACATCACCGGTTAACCGCTTCAATAAGTCATGCTGGATATTATTGAGTACCCGTTGGCCTGCCTGAGTCACCGTTTCTACGAGTTTTTGTAAATAAGGGCTATGGTGTGGTTTCCATAAAAGATCGCTATCGGGAGGATCAGAAAGGGCTTTGTACATATTGTCCAGTACGTGATCTGTGCAACCACAGGACAAAGGGGCTAAATCAAATAAGATGGGGTGCGGCATGACAGTAGAGTACTGTCACGAGCATTGTGCAAATTTCACCTGCACTGGCCATTCAATAGCAACTCAGGACATTAAACTCATCCCTGTGTGCCATCACTATAAATATCGTATTTCATATGAATTCCTTATTTTCCCTCATTCTCATCCATTATTTCCTGCATCCAGTCAGGAACGGGCACATTCACGCCCGTTTCTCGATTTAAATCACCACTATCCATCCCATCAAACAACTCAGGATGCTCTGCAATCAATTGATCTACCTCGTTTTTTTCACTCATAATTGCGACCTCTTCGTCATAAAAAGTATAACAGAAGTAAGTGATTTTTTCATTACCTTCCCATATGCAGAAATTAATATTGGCTCATCTCCTTTGGGTACATTGTTATCATAAAAACTCCACTTATCTGATATTTCTTTCACTGCATCAAAACTAGACTCATTACTGACGTTCGACAACACCACCTCAATAGGCACATAACGGCCACTTTTACTCATAAATCGAGAAACCGCTCGTTTAGCCGCTTCTTGCCGTGGTAAATGCATATAATGCGCCTCTACCTGATAACCTTCTTTTTTATACTGCTGTACAAGTGCCACGGCTTTATGTCCTGTTTTCATAGTAGCGTCATGAACGATATTAAGACCTAATTTAACTGCCCTCTGAGTGATTTGATCAAACAGGTCACTTGACTCTTCGTGTACCTGATGGGCGTTCCACCCTTCATACTCTGGCAACATTTCTTTGATCGCATCCGCATCCAGTACAATCGCTTTTTCAGGCTCATACACTTTCCCCTTGAACCAGCTTTTACCTGAACCTCCTCGCCCACCTAAAATAATAAACGCCTTTGTATCACCCCGTTTAGGTCTAGCTGCATGAACCGCTTCAGGTGATAAAAATGTATCCATTATTTTTTCATGTAGACGACTCCGATCAGCCGTATATTTCCCCCGTTTTTTATGTGTATCTATCGTTTGTTCAATTGATAACAGTCTATCTTTAGCATTTTTAATTTTTTCTGATGTGTCTGCTGGGAAATGCGCTAATATTTTATCGGGCGTTACTGAACCATCATTATGTTGCTCAAAATATTCACTGGCCTTAAACACCTTTTCATGTACAGGCTTTTGAGAAACACGCAATGATGAGCTTTGCGAGACAGGTGTACTCAACTTTTTATTCCTTGCAGGCTGATGACCTGTGACCTCAGACCAGAGTATTTTATGTTCATTCCCCTGCGAGTCCTTTACTATTGCACCATCTTTACCTGCTGCAATGATCTGACCTTTGCCTTTGACCTGTCCTGCTGCAAAGCCAATTTCATCACCGGCGGCCATATCGTGTGTCCCATAGCCTTTTTTACTCCCTCTCTTTTCACGTTCAGCCTTAACTGGTTCACTACTGCGCTTCCATTTATGTGTAAGATGCCCCTGGTTATCCGTCACCTCCTGAAGGCTTAACCCAGGCCTGTTTTTAAGTGAGCCCGCTTTAAAAAACAAAATGGCTTTATTCTTACCATCAAAGGCTTTATGGATATTTTCAGGCTCAGCATCCTTATCAGACTGTTTGGCCAGTATCCGCTTTAAATGCCCTTCGGTATCTCGCAGATACATCGGCTTTCCCTCACTATCTTCCACTAATGCACCCTCTCCGCCCTGATCTATAACCGTAAATTTTCGCTCCAGCTTTTGCTTCATACCCAATACATGACCATGTTTAACTTTATGATGCTTCCCATCACACAGCACAGTAGCCCCCTGCTTACCCACCGCCGTCACCTCTCCACTGCGAGCCCCTTTATGCGTTTGAAAATACACATGATCGCCTTTAACAATCATTCTACTCATCCCCTATTGTGTAGATGGTGGGTACTGAAAACGCCTTACCAAAATCACCCTGACGTTCATCACCTCCAAAATCCTGATTTCCATTATTAGCAGGCGCTTCATTTTTAGTGGATTTATCATCGTCGGGTGGGTTCTGCCCTTGTTCAACTGCCTCCCCGCCAGATTCATCAACCGGGCCATAATCTTCCTGCGCCTGTTGCTGTTGCTGCATCCATGCACTCATTAATGATGGGTTAAGTGGCGCATCCCCTAATGGCCCTTCCATCGCTTCCTGCCCCTCCTGCGCCCGTGCTTCATTTACGGTTAATATCAGTTTGCGCATTTCATGACGTTTTTCCTTGTCTTCCTGGTCAAGCCCCGCCCAACGGAACACATACTTATCTGAAAAGTCCGCAATAATGTAATCCGTCATTATGGATTCGAGATAAGCCATTAATGGACGCAAACCTTTATCTTTTGAGTCGGCCAGTTTTTCAGCCGTATCACTGCCCGATAAAGCAGACGGAGAAGAGGAAAAACTTTCAAAGTTAATTTCATCTGGAGACATACCATATACGGCACAGATAATGGACGTGAGGAATGTCATCCATTTTGAAAAATACATTTCATCAAAATCTATACCAAAACGCTCAAAGCTGGCTTTGCTTTCCTGGTCTTTTGAGACCATTACCGGCACGGTCCAGGCATTATTAATGCCTTTTACCATGGCGTTCCAGTAACGTTTAAATGCGGTCAGATCATTGGTGTCATAATCGCCAGACAGGTGCAACATGCCTTTCGGGATGGCATTGTCATCAAAGCCTTTGATGTTGTAGGTCATGGCATTTAGAAAGCCGGTAACGACGTAAGCGCCAACGAATCAGCATACATTAACTAAAGTGCAGGTTTAGGCATATTCCAGGGTAATAGCACTTCAAGCTTTTCAAGCGTATCTGCATCT